GTCATACAGGCCACGGGTGTCGAAGTTGTCAGGATAGGAGACGAAACACTTGTCTTCGACCTTGGCTTCTTCGCCGTTCCACAGTGCGACGATTTCCACGATGCGATTCTCGATGATTTCGAGACTATCGGCCTTAGCTGCCAACAGAGCATTCACTCGCTCAAAGTCGTAAGCCTTAGCCACACCGCTGGAGTTGTCGATACCCTGCGAGTTGTCCTGTTTGGTTCTTTCACCAGCCAGACCCACCGTGTGGTAAATCTCGTTGATGATCTTGTTGATCACGTCCAGCAGGATACCTGCCTGTTTCACATCTGGCGAGAGGTAAAACGGAACAGCGCCACTTTCCCCGTCGAACAGAAAGATTCGGTTGGTCCCGACCTCCACCAGCTTGTTGTAGTTGTCGTCGCCCGGCAGCAGGTTTTGAGCTGGCATGGCGAGCTGACTGAACGTCTGGTCTTGAATGATTGCGTCAAGGTTCGACAGGTAGTTGCCCACGGCTTTATCGAGATATGCAATATCGTCGATCAGCGCCGGGGTTACCCAGTCGTCGTCAGAGACGATGTTGTCCGCGAGGATTACAGGGACTTCGCCCAGGTTGTGCTTGCCCTGTTCAACAATGACGATCTTCTGTGAACGGCCGATCTGCTTTCTGGTGAGAAGCACCCATTCGTTGCGTGTCCACAGACGGTAGAACGTGCTCTGCTTGCCGGACGATGCCATAGGGTCGCTGTCGTCGCGGCGAATCTCCTTCAGCAGAATCCAGTTCAGGTCGCCGTCTTCGTCATGCGAATAGTCCAGAATGTGTTCGGGCGGCACGATGTATGCGTAGGTCTTGATGTCGAGCGCTTTCGCCTCGGCAACACTCATTTCAGATGCTTCTTCCGGGGCGTTGTTGTCGATCACGATTGCAACGCGGCCGAAAATGGAAGTCTTCTTGCTGATCTGCCTGGCGAAGTCTTTGATGCTCAGACCGTTGCGGGTGGCGCGCTTCCAGAACTTCTTCACCGATTCCGGCGCATCTTCGCTGCGTGTGATGTTCTGCTTGAACAGGTATTTGTTCAGCAGGTCTACCACTTCCCGGGTGTGGTTGAAGCGATAGGCGCGAGCGAGTCGGTTGTTGAACTCCTTGTCGCCTTCCTTCAGGTAGCGGTGAACGTTCTCTTTGAACCACTCGCGCCCGCCGTTGTAGGTGGACTCAAGGAATTCCCAATGCTCTTTCGTTGCTTCATACAGCGGGTGCCGACGGGAAATGAGGGCGAGAAGCACTTTCTGCTCCGCGTCGTTAGCCACAAGCGGACCAGTGCCAGAAGCCGAAACTTCAACTGGGTCGATTGTGGCGATTTCACCTGGCTTTAGCGGGATAGTTTTCATATTTCCTCAATATATCCGAATGACCTTATATGGACAAGAGTTAGATGGAAACGCCCAAAATCTCTACCTTGCGGACTGGGAATTCCAACTCGATGCAGTAACCGCCAGCATCCGCACTGTGCTCAACCCCCGCTGCCTTGTCGACGTCCCGGCTACCCGGTTTGTAGATCGTCTGTTCAAGAGCGTTGATGAAGTGCTTGCACTTCGTGTTGACGCGCATCTTAACCGTTCCATTGGCTGAACGCAGCATTCTGTTCACGGCGTTGACCCGGTCAGCAACAAACGGGTGCTTGCGTCGGTATTTGATCCGCTTGAACCCCTTCTCGCGAAGAATGTCCATGTCGGTCTCACCACGGGCATGTTGACGCTGTCCGCCGGCCGGGTCGGGATAGATCGTGATTTGACCAGCGCCCTGCTGACGCCAGTAGCGCCTGTCCAGTTCTGCGCAAATCTCTTCAGTGTTGGAGCCGAACAAGACGATTTCATCCACCGCCCACAGCTCGCCCGAAGGTTGAGGCTGAAAGATCACAGTGGACATAGGGTCGATGTTGAAGTCCATCCCTACCCACAGCGGGAGTTGAGGGTTGAACTTGAATTGCTCACCAGAGTGCTCGCGGCGCTCGAACGGGTAGTAGACCCGGCCAGACATCGACTCGAAGCTCGCCATGAACTCTTGGGCGAACGACTTGGCGTCCATGTCGTTCATTGCCGCTTCAAGCTCGCTCTTCGGAATGAATGGCGAGGTGATAGTCGGGAACTGCCAAGACATCCAGTCGTTTTTGCGGGTGCAGCCTTTTTCGTCGGTGTAATACTCGCCACGGGTGCCCGATTTATACAGCTCGTAGAGGTAGTTGTAAGCCTTCGGCGTGCCGATGAAGATCGCGTGACCGCCGGTGTCAGCTAGGGTCGGCCGAAGAACTTTGGTCCAGGTGTCCTCTTCCATGTCTTGGAATTCGTCGAGCACGAGGAAGTGAATGCCCACACCCCGAAGGGAGTCGGCCTTGTCCGCGCCCTTCAGGCTGATTTCCGTCTTGTTGATCAGCGTGATCTTCATTTCGGTTTCGTTGATCTTGCGAATCCACTTCTTCGGGATCGCCTCCTGCAAATCGTTCCACATGATCTGCTTCGCCATCCGGTAGGTCGGTGCGACATACCAGATTTTCTGCTTTGGCTTCTGGGCGTGTTTGATGATCAGCACTTTCGACAGGGCGGTCTTGCCCCAGCGCCGGCCAGCGACCACCACGCGGAAACGATGGTTGTCTTTGTAGACCTCCATTTGCTTGGGGTGCAGGCTGAGTCCAGCCGATGTGACTGCCATTACTTTTCACCTTCTGAAACTACTTCGTTTTCACCGTCGTCATCAGGCTCACTGCCGCCATCAGACAAGTCTTGAATCGCTTCACCGACCGATAGGCCGATGTCCTCGATATCCTTGGCTTGCAGCTCTTGAATCTGGGCTGCGGTGAGTTCGCTGATCACCAGTTCTGGGATCACGTCACCGTCGATGTAGTCGGAACGATCCAGGCCAAGGATTGCCCAGCGCTCGTTGCGCAGTTTGGCAAGGCCGGTCGCGGCGATGTCCAGGGCTTTCAGGTTGGCTGTTGCGACGGATAGCGGCTGCTCCTTGGACTTGGCGCCGAGGATTTCGGCCCAAATCAACTTGGACAGGCCGGATGCCATCTTGTAGTGCTCTTCCTTCGTCTCGCGGATTCGGGAAGCGGTGACTGTCGCGTCATCGACACCGGCAGCGGTCACAGCGTCAGCTACCCGCTTTTTGTGAACTTCTGCTTTGGCGCCACGCTTGATGCCCTTCTTGTCGAAGTGGCGGCTGAAATTCGATTTGTGCTTGCTGAACTTGGTCGCGAGGTCGTCCAGGGTTACTTCGCCGGATTCCCATAGGGCTTCAGCTTCCGCCCATTGTTTAGGCGTGAGTCTGCTGGACGGCTTCACTGCTGGCTTGGCTGGTGTCTTCTTTGCGGTCGTCATGCAAAACCTTCAGGCGAAAAAAATGGGCGTGGAGTGCGCCCGTATGATGTCCGACAGAGGATCGGTTGGCGGATTCAATCATACTGACGCCTACATATCAATCAGTTGCGCTTCGGTGATTCTTCCAACGAGCACAGAAGCGCGGATGCCAGAGTGTGCGCCCATGAAGCCCCTGAAGCAACGCACAAGCCGTCCAGATGGTCGAACACCAACACAGACGCCCCTGAAACGTCTTCGAGCCTTGTAAGGGTGTCACAGCGGCTCTCAAGTATATTCGCAGTCAGGTCCGGCGACTCACAGTAGCCCGGCACCTCGTTTTCTACCGGGATGCCCATTAGGTCTGCGATGCGCCGGTTTGTGTCGAAGCCGGGTTTGAATTCCTGGCTAGTTACCCTGACCGGGATTCTCGTTTCAGTGACTTTTGCCATTCCGGGAATCTCCTTTGGATTCACTTGGGGCCCCAAGGGTCCGTCTATAAGTTCTTAAATACTCAAATACATAAGGTGTAAGTGTAATTAAAGAACTTATAGACGAGGGGTGGAAGCCCCAAGTGATTTTCCAAGTCATAAACTCAATCACCGGGAGCGGTCAGCGCGGCGAGAAGAGAGACTTTAGGGAACATCCCGGAACCCAGGGTCGACGGGATGATGGTTTGCCGCTCGCGACCCCGGCGTGACTCGCGGGTGCCTTTCACCACCAAGTCTTTCTTGATCAACGCCCGGAGCGAGAATTGGAAGCTCTGCTTCGAAGGCTTGTAACTCAAGCGCTCCAGAATCTGGTCGATGTCTACCGGCGTCCCGTCTGGGTTACCGGCGGCGATCACCTTCATCTGTTCGATTTGTTTGTCCGTCAGGTGCATTTCTCGTTCCTCAAACCAAAATCAGGGGTTGATCCACCGGCTGCGCGTCGAATGCCGTGATGGAAATGCGCGCCGGAAGCTGCCGGTCGTGGTCTGGGTTCATGTAAACCCCATAAAGCGGGCTCGCCAGCACCAGTTGCTGCAACGACTTCAGCAGGTATCCAACCTCCATCCCATCCACCCGACTGGTCCCGTTGAAGCGGTTGTCGCCGGACTTCTCCATGGAGCTGAAGGTGAAGTAGTGGTGGCGCATTTCGGCGATCACTTTGTCGCGGACCTTCTGCGGCATAGCGTCAAGCTCGGCCCGGACGCCCATGTAGTCGCTCGGGTTGCACTCGAACCAGCGGCGGAACCACTGCAAGCCGACTTTGTAGTTCGACGCGCGCTTCGGCGCGGTGAACTGGATTCCAGCTTTCGACGCGAACGGGTTGAACTTCGACATGGACGACTGAAACTCAATGATCTGCTTCCCGGTCATCCGCATCATGATGTTCTGGATTCGGTAGGCGATACCGCACCCGCGATACATTGTGTCGAGGACCAAGCGGCTGTTCGTGCAGCTATTCGCGTTAATCCACTGGGCCCGGTAGCGGTTGATCATTGGGGTGTCGCGCCCGCCCTGGTTCGGCCGAAGGTTTTCGAAGAGCCCGTTGCGGCCAGACGACAGCATTTTCGGCACCGTCATCACGCCAACGCCAATCACGTTTCCATGGAGAATCGCCCGGTAGATCGACGGCCCGATGCCCAGGTTCTCGGCCTTGTAATGCAGCTCGTGAAGCAGGTTCCAATCATCGATGGTCCCCCGCTCGACGTAGATGTCGGGAAGCAGCGAAAGGGAATGCCCCTTGGGGCACTCTCTGCGTTCGATCAGCATGTCTTCGTTGTCAAGAACGATCACGATTGCCCCCTTTGACCTTAGAGCCCTTCAGCGGCGTCTCAGGGGCTTGAGCAATATCAGCCTGCGCCGCCTTCTCGCTCTCTGCCGCTTGCGCTTTCATCTTTTCGCGTTTTTTAGCACGAGCATCCCGGGCGTCTTCTTTTTTCAGCTCTGCCGCCAGCTCTTTCTGGGACTGAACAAACTGAGGCTCGAATTGCTCCGTCAAGGCGCCGATCAGGTAGCAGAACGCTTCGCTGGTGTGGTTGTCGATTGGGCACCCGGCGCGGTCAAGCGCTTCGATTGCCAGGTGACTCAACTCGTGAACGAAGGTGTTCAGACCGGCGTCGAACACGCCGACGATATACGCGGCGCAGTTTTCTTCGCTGATGAGCGGGCAGACGCAGCCCAGGCACCCATCGGTCATTTCGTAACCACGATCCGACGAAGTCATGTAGTCGTAGACCTGGGCAAAGTCTGCCTTGTCAGTGCAGAGATAAACCAAGCCGCCGTAGAGCGGGACGTAATACGGCTTTTTCCCCTTCGGGAACGAGCGGCGAACGGTATAAACGGGATTTTCGATCACTCGTTTCATTCTGCCACCTCATAGGTCTTTTCGAAGATGTCTGGTTTGCACGGGTAGTTCTCGCCCTGCACGCCGGTAATGACCCAGTCGCCCGGGCAGACGATGTGACCGCCTTCCAGAGTGTCGATCCAGCCGTGCTCGTGCATGATCACACCGCAGTGCTTGCACGGGATTTGTCCATCCATAGACGGTGTGCGGTAGTAGCGAACGATGTCGCCTTCCCAGCCCTTTTCTTTGCGCTCTTCGCCGGTGAAGTCACGCAGGTTGTCCTTCTCGAAGCCGACATGGGTCTTCGCGTAGTCCTGCGGATGGTCGCCATTCTTGAACCACTGGGTTGCTTCGATCACGACTGGCTTTTTGCGGAACAGGCTCATTGTTTATACC